TGGAACATTCTCCATCACAAAATATAGGGGTTTATATTTACAAATAATATCTATGTAGGTTTCTGTAAGATTTGCTCTATCTCCTAGCGTTTTATCACCAGCGATGCTAAAATCTTGGCAAGGCGGTCCTCCAATAATTATATCTGGGGAAAATCCCAAATTAAATTCATGTGTCAATATATCTTTAACATCAAATTGTTCTGCCTTGGAAGTAAAGTTCAAATTATAGGTTTCAACAGCATGCTTCATAGAATCATATGATTTCATAACATCAAACTCTTTAAGTTGATGAAATCCATAATCAAGACCACCGCAACCACAAAACAATGATAAGACCTTTAACTTATAAATAGGAATAATGTCTCTGGTATTTACTACTATATTTGTTGTATTACTCTCAATAATTTGCGTATTTGATGTGGGTGTTTTTTCAACAACTTTGTTTTTGCCGTTAATAAGTTCTATTAATTGTGATTTATTTTTTGAACTGCACTTTGTAATACCCAATTCTTTACACTTTTCCAATAACTCTAAATTACTCATTTTTGATATATCCATTTGTTCGGTGATGTTAATTGTAATATTGTTTTCTGTATTATTTGAAATCAATTTTTTGTTTAATTCAATCCATTTTTCTTCAACTGCTTTGTCTATTAATGATTTTATCTTATCAGTTTGTATTTCGCAAGGGTTTTTACGAGTTAAGTGTTTATCGTAGTGTGATTTTTGAGAAAAGGTCTTAGCACATTTTTCGCAACTATATTTACCCATTTTAGTTATATAGTATATTAATATTTTATTTTTATATTGTTTAACTAAAAATAACTAAAATAGTTATTCCTAAATAATATCCCGGACATAAATGTATTTTATTTAATAATTAAAAATCGGCGTTTGAAATGTAAAAAGGTGTAAAAAAAATTGAAATAGAAATTTGGATTACTAATATAGACAGCGTTCAAGCAATAAGACATCAGACAATTACAATGGACAATTTCAGAAGAAGCAACAACTACAACAAGGACATTCACGGCCAGTGGCGCGCGAATGCCGGAGAGAAGGTCGTCTACACAGAAGATTTCCCTGCCGCCATTCTTTGTGCCACCGAATTTTCGGACAACTCTACTGGAAAAGGAAGAGCGACCAGGATCGAGATTGAATTTGATATTACTAACCCCCACGCAGGCATTTTCAGACACACCGACAACGGACGCGGCATTGAAAGACACTCTGACCTTACCAGGTTCCTCAAGTTCGGAAGCACTGAATCTTCCGACACGTTTCACCATTACGCATGGGGTCGTTTCCGCGCAATGACTGCGTTCATGCCCGATTACGAAACCGCTGAATGGAACGCCGACTTCAAGTTTCAGAGCAACGCCAATTCACTCAGTCGCGTTTGCCAGCCTTGGAGCACACTGGAGAACATGCAAAACTCGATTGTTGACGTTCCCATCACTGAAGCAAACCGCCACATCGGGTTTGAAATGATGATGAAGTTCAACATGTCGATCTTTGGCGAGGAATGTGCTGCGATTTACGTTGCAACACCTCAAATGCTGTTTGACAAGATGAAGGAACGCCTTACTACAAAATACGGCGAGTCAGTGTTTCAAAACACCGAGTTCGTTCTCACTGTCAAGAAGGGCGATGTCGTCATCAGCGAAAGTTCTCGCACTCACAACTGGAAGACATTCGAGCAAATGCTTCGTGAACTCTCTGAGAGGTCACCTGCATCATGCCAAGTTGTGTTTAACCAGACGTTTCAATGGAGAAGCATTCAAGCACAAGTCATCGAATACAAACTGCATCGGGAGAATGGCGAGATATTAAGACAGTTTCCGACCTTTGGCACGAAATGCATCACTGCGCAGCGCGTTCACACCATGAATGATGACCGCTTGATTGAATCCCGTCGAAAGTTTGTTATGGACAAACGCGCTGGAGATGGTCACCAAAACGGAGAAATCGTCTTCCTCAAAACAACTTCTGTCGGCACTAGCGGTTCATTCACAGACCAGCCAACGCCTTCCACCACAAAGGTTTCAATCAAAGACGATTGCCCTAATCTTCCAGGTATATACCAGATGTATCAGAGTGAAAAGAAGCGCATCGACGATGAGAAAGCCGCCGAAAAGAAAGCAGTCGCCAAAGAAGCGCGCGAAAAGAAGAAACAAGAACCCGCCGCCGAAAAGAAAGCAGTCGCCAAAGAAGCGCGCGAAAAGAAGAAACAAGAACCCGCCACCGAAAAGAATAAGAATGGTTCGGTTGCAGTTGCTGGTGGTGGTGCCGCTGCCCCTGCTCCTGCTCCTGCCACTGCCCCTGCCACCGCCCCTGCTCCAGCTCCGGCTCCTGTAGAGTCAAAGATCCTGGCCCCGAAAAAGCGCATTGTCATTACACCTTCTCCTCCATCTCCATCTCCAGCTCCAGCTCCAGCTCCAGCTCCAGCTCCAGCTCCAGCTCCAGCTCCAGCTCCTCTTCAAGTTGACGCCCCAGCCGCTCAGCCACACGCAGCAAATATCAATCCTATTGGAAATGCATTGAGAAACAACGAACTCCTCACGATGCTTCGAATCGCGTCAAACTACATGCAACCAGACGCATTCGAACAATTCAAGGCGGACATCAACCAACAGTTCAGCGTCTCATTGTAAGGTAAAGTATTGCGTGTATGTATGTGTTTACTAACATTTTTTTACAATCCAACGTTAACTAACTCGCATAATATTTATAAATTCCTCCTATTATCCAAGCAGTATTTATTATGATTGACTGATACTGTTTGGACTTAATACAAACAATCAACAACCCAGTTGCACCAAGGGTGTTTAATACAAAATCTATCGTTTTTTCAAAAGTAACGACGTATGGACACAATACCAATATACTTCCAGCCCATCCAATTCCTTCTAAAATAAATGTTGTACACTTATTTTCAGAGGTTACTCTAATAGGTTCTGGTATAGGTTCTGGTATAGGAACTATTTTATTTGATGCGTATACCTCGGACATATCTGTTAATTATTATACATATAAATATTACATTGTAATTAAGTCCGAATTGAATGTTTCATGTGATCGTAAAAATAGTATGATCATATGAAAATGCATGAGATCTGAAAAAATTGAAATAGAAAATTGGATTACTAATATACACAGCGTTCAAGCAATCAGACAATCACATACAATGAATCCGGAGACAAAACCGACTATTACGAAGACGAAGAAGGTATGTAAGGTAAAGAAGACAAGTGGGGGGGGAGTCGCCGCCGGTATGGTAGCCCAACTTGGAATGTTGGCTGGCCTCGCATGCATAGCCCCATCCATTCCGGCTGATGCGATGAGCGCATTTTATGCTGGTGGAGCAGCTGCGGTTGCAAGAGCAACATCCGCAGTTTCTCCCATCTACGCCGAAGATGATGAAGATTTGGAAAACAAATTCAGTTTGGTTATCCGCAAACCACAGGAAGGGAAAACTTTCATCTGCATATCAAATATCACAACTGACAAAACAAAAAACATTCACATTGTGTTAACCATGAACACTCTTGCATCTGGAATGCAATTCTTCGGGCGAATGGAGCAAGAAGTAGGTGCGAAACGCATCATCGTATTCAACAGCAAAAAGAGCACGGCTGGCAATTGCCTTCACGCAAAAGACGTGAATGGTGTTATGAACCTTCTCCGCAAACATCAAGACATTAAGGTTATTGTCTGCTGTGCACACGAAAAAAGAATTAGAGTGAGTCTTCCTCAACTCTTCACTGATACGGCTGATTCAAAAAGTTTGGAAAACCGCAAATTTACCATTCATATTGACGAGGCGCATGTCTACATCCCCGCAAACCGCGAAAATGTGCGCGATTTCAATGCGTTACCTAGCGTAGTGAAAATCACTGGTTACACTGCGACATCAATACCAATCTACAACCAATCGGACCGAAACGACGCATTATTTTACAAAATCCATATCATGGATGTCGAAGAAGAACTCAGCATCATTCGTTCCCCGGACTACTTCGGTGTCAAAGATTGCGATTTCAAAATCTACGACGATGTCGTACACGACGATATTGTCCGTGAGGCTAACCTCGACCCAGTTATCCCATCTGTTGTGTTTGAGCGTGCAAACAGTGAAAAAACCTCTAAGAGGTGGTATGGTGCGAAAACTTGCTTTGAAATCGGGAACGAAACACTCTACCTCGGTTTCCTCAACTTCATCTTACCACAACTGAGTATTGAACAAAACGCGTTCAGTTACAACTTTCTACCAGCGTATCTCCGCAAGGTAACTCATTACCAAGCGATAGATATGATACTTCAGCAGTACCCCAATGCAAATGTAATTGTCATGAATGGAAATGGTATGGAGTTATATCGTGCATCTACATCTGAACATGATGGAACAATCACCAGTAGGTGGATCACAAATGCTGAGCAAGTCAAGCACAAGAATCAACTGCCGTTATCCGAGAAGCAGAAACTCCTTGAACCATCCTACATGATACAAAAGATGATTGAACCTACTCGCAATTTCCCAACATTTGTCACGGGATATACATGTGTTGGAATGAGCGTTACCCTCATCAATGAAAAACTTGGTAACTTCGACAATGTCGTCATGGCACACCAACACTTGAACGATGAGAAACTTTACCAACTTTGTCGATTCTTGTTCAGCTATAGAAGTTGGCCTGCTTCAAGTCGCGACAAGATCAAGTCCACCAAATTCCACTCACTGACCAAGTCAGTTGCTGATACTTGTCTGCAATATGAAGAGTATGTAGAGCGACTTTCCACTGACTTTGCCGGAAAAACATGCAGTCTTCGTGAAATTGACGGACTTGAACCTGAGCTGCCAACCGAACGCGAGAAGAAAACTGAAGCTCTCGGATCTATTCGTCCTACCAACAAACTTTGGACACAGTTCAAGGTATATGATGGCAACGATGAAGAAATGTGGGCGAAGGCAGATGAGTTTTACAAGAGCGTTCTGGGGAAGGAGATGAAAGGAAAGGCCAACCCTAGAAATAAAAAAGATGAGGACGGGTTCTACCAGTGTTCTACGACAACGGAGCTTAAGACGCAACGTAGCGACACTATCAAGAATCTAATGTCGCAAAGCTGGCACAGTACATTCTCGTCATTATACCCGAATCGTACCGAATACGCCCGTGTGTTTGTTGGATACGATAATTTGTCTGACAATACTGAGTACACCATTTACATCAAAGCTGCTCGTCTGGAAAGGTCCGATCACACGCTGGCTGTTCTTGCAGAGTATGGAAAGAAATCAAAGAAGGCTGGTGTATCTGCTTCTGGAGCTGCTGGCGGGAGGAGCGCGGAATCTTCTTCTCAAGATGCAAGTGCAAGTAGTGATGAAGAGTAAAATGCGTTTCAACGACAGACCCGACACATTCAGGTAAGAATCATAATATGTGTATATGTACTAACATTTTTTTAGTATTTCATTTTTTACAATGATAAGTAAAAAAATGAAATTACCTGTAAACAAGGTGTTAGTAACTAAATTACATTTTAACAAACAAACACCACACAATAACGTACCTGTGCGAACCACTTTAATAGTATTCCTCCTCCTCCTCCTAGACTATTTTAGACCTTGCGAACAATCTTCTTCTTGGAAGCGGCATCACCTCCAGCAGCAGCTGCAGCAGGAGGAGCAGCAGACTTCACAGCAGGCGCGGGAGCAGGCGCAGGAGTAGCGACCTCGTCGTCATCATCCTCAATGATCGCTGACACGTTATCGTGATCATGATCACCGCCATCACCATCACCATCCACATCAGTAGGAACAACCTGTGAGACAATCTTCGTCTTCTCATCATCATCCAACTTGATATGGCACTTGCCCTTCAGCGACATCTTGGGCTTCACGATCGCCTGAAACAACTTCCAAGTCACACCAAACTTACCATTGGCGAACCAGATACCGCCGCACTGAATCGAAACTGCGATGTGACTGCCCTTTGCGATAAGATCCTTAGGAGACAATGCAGGATTTGAGGCGTCGGGGAAGATGGGCTGCATGTCGACGTCGTACAGCTCGAGCTCCTTCCACTGACCATCCCAGAAGGGCAACTTGACCTTCAGAGTAGGAGCACGCGACATATCCGCCTCAAGAGTGTCCTTGTTCTTGGGGTACTTGAGAACAGGAGTCCAGAGCGCATCCACTGCATCAGCAGTCATCTTGGGCTTGCTGAACCACTCCTTGGAATTTGTGATTGCATCCTCCTTGATTCTCTTCTCAAAGGCCGCCATATTTGCGATAAACTTCTTCGTAGCGGGGGTCTCGAAACCGTCATTGGGAAACTGGAGCGCGAGATCATAACTTACCTTGCCAGACTTCTCATCCGTGAAGTCATTGACACCCCATGTTAGCATGAGAGGAGACGACAGATTGAGAACAGTGCTTGTTTTTGAGTTGACGATACCAACACTGCGACCGCCGACAGAATTCACCTTGGGCTTGGTGTATTTCATGTCAGTAAGAGGATTGAAGGAAGCGCCGGGGATAACCATTTCAGAAGCCATTGTGATTGCGAGACGAGTGTTTAACGATGTGTTGAACGATGATATATGTATTCATCATAAATGTTTAAATCAATTTTTTATGATGGATGGAAATTCAAATACTAATTGCTCGGTTGTTACGATGCTCTATGCCAGCGGGGCTGTCATCCGCATCTACACAACCTCGCGCTATCGCCGCCATAATATGAGATGACATCATATTAATACAACCACATCCTGGCGAAGCCGCCGTCGTAGGGGTGGAACCCCCGTCGGACCCCCCCCTTAGCACCGCTTCCTATCAAATATAGATATAACCTCTTTCACAAGAAGATCAAACTCCTCACGTTGAGTAACAGAGACCGAAAGGGTGTCCTTCAGTTTCACCAGAATATCCTGAAGACGTACGCGTTCCTTCTCAATATCCGCGGTCTTTTGCACTTGAACCTTGTAATCATTTGAAAGTAAAGTCAACCGCTTCATTTCAGATGAATAATCGGTATTTTCCTTTTGGATCAGGTTCTTGTATTTATTATAATGATTAATAAATGCACTAGCGATATATCCAGAAATATTATGAGTATTAAAATGTATACCGGTAAGAAGCCGAATCATCTCATCCTTATATTCATCCTTAACAATTTTATTGTCGACAGTCGTCTTCACCGCCTGAATATGTGTTGCAATATCATCGAGTGATTTCAGGAATCCTGGGCGCATTGCGTCAAGTGTTTCAAGATATTTCGTGTCTGCGATCAGCTTCTTATAATGAGCATGGATTGTGGTATTCAAGCGGTCGGTTTCATCATAGAGCTTCTTCATTGCCTGACGAGATGATTCAAGGCGAAGTTGCTCGTTTTGAAGCGTAACACTGACACCGTTGAAGTTATTGCGGTTCTCTGTTTCAACCTTGACTTGGTCATCAGTGGTTTCCTTCATAAGCGATAAAAGCTTCTCTTGGAACTTAGTGAGTTTCGCATCAGTCTTCTTATTCGTTGCAATGATTTCATCAATGGCAGTTTGTTTGGGTGCCGGAGTAGGAGACACGACGACAACCGGAGCCGGGGTTGCAGCCTTAGGTGCAGCGGCAGCAACGACAACAACTGGAGCCGGGGTTGGAGCCACTGGAAAATAACGGCAAAACACGCGGTTATGGTTGTTATTGTCACTAGTCCACAGCCATTCAGCATCACCTGGAATATTGGGACGAGATCCACCTCCAACTGAACGCCAAATGTTGTTATCTTGGTTGCGACCATAACTAACAGGCTTGGTCCACGCTGAATCATCAAATATGTTCTTAGTCCATCCAGTACTTTCCTTGGTAGAACAACGCCACTCTGAAGGCTTTGTCACCTTGCCTCCAAATACACCGATGAATGCAGCGGGCCCACCTTGATCCACTCCGTCAATCGCAATAACATCACCAGGCTTCACAAGAGGTGCAAAGTGATACGTCGTCGTCCAACTTGTTCCTCTGCCAACTTTATCTCCATTGACATACATATCAAACTCATTGTCGCATGTGAAGTAGATTGGCAAGGCTGCAGCGGGAGTAGGCGTAGGAGCAGGAGCTGCAACTACTACAGGAGCAGCAGCCAGAGCAGGAGCTGATTTTACAGCAACGACGGTTGGAGTAACCACTGGCACTTTTACAACGGGAGCGGGAGTAGGAGCACTAGCCGTTTTGGGTGCAGGTACAGACAACTTAATAGATATCTTGGGTGCAGGAGCAGGTGTTGCCTTAGGCGCAGGAGCAGGAGTTGCCTTAGGCGCAGGAGCAGGTGTTGCCTTAGGCGCAGGAGCAGGTGTTGCCTTAGGCGCAGGAGCCGGTGCAACCTTGGGTGCAGGAGCAGGTGTTGCCTTAGGCGCAGGAGCCGGTGCAACCTTGGGTGCAGGAGCCGGTGCAACCTTGGGTGCAGGCTTCGGCGCAGGAGGAGGAGCAGGAGGGCTGCGAAATATGCGATGTACGACTTTTGGTAGAAAACGGTGTAAATGACGCCCAGAATAATCACTGGCTGCTGCCACTATATCGGTGTCCAACTCATATTCTGGAACATCCAGTATCGCAATACTGGATACAAGTGACGCCGAGAGAAGACAAAGAAGAACACACGATGATATGCGCATGAAATAGCAGTTATACAATAATACCATAAAATATCTTTATGTCGTTAAAGATAATATAAACATTTTGTGTGACTATATATATTTATTAACGCATCTACTTATCTTTAAATGTCTGTCGCTCCCGTAACAAATAATGCATCGAACCGTGTTGAAACACAGAAATTGTATATGACATTACTACAATTTAGTCTTTACGATAATCCATATAAGCATTATTCACGCAAAATCAAACTAAAGAAGGTACCCCCCTTACAACAACTTAATTCCGGGTCTGGGTCTGGATCTGGATCCGGGTCTGGGTATTCTGGGCCCATAGAGTATATCATTGCCTCATCATCATACCCTCCCACTAATGGAACGAATGTGCAAGTGTCGACATTACGTAATGACGCTATTCGTAATCGTAAAAAAATGAAAGTAACAACCGCATCATCCTCGTCATCAGTTTCATCCGTAACAGATAAAGAAACAGAAGGAGAACCAGAATCGCCTAAAAGTATTAAAAACATTTCCTTATTTGAAGAAGAATCCGAAACCAACGTTATTATATTCAAACCAAGTGAACATGAAAAGATGAAAAATGTAAAATATAGTTTGGCGGATTTAAAAACGTTATGCACATATTATGGTATCAAAAAATCAGGAACAAAGCCCGAGTTAACACAGAGAATATATACACACCTAAAACAATCGTATTATATTGTGCGAATCCAGCGTATCTTTAGACACTTTGTCTCTGCAAAATATCGCACATTATGTGGGCCTGGATATTTACACACTACAGATTGTGTGAATGATACAGATTTCTATACATTTGATAAATTATCCAAGATAAAACCCACTGAATTATTCACATACCGTGACAATGACGATAAAATATACGGATTTCATATTGCGTCTATTTTCCATCTTATCATCAGTTCGTATCCAAACATAACTAACCCGTACAACCGACAAATTATTCCAGCGAATATTATCAAAAACCTCTATGAAAGGCTCATTTATGGATCTTTATTAAGGTTTCGCATATCCGTAAAACTGGATGATGAGGATGAAGAATACGAGAATACGAATGGAAGTGCAGGTGGCGGTGGCAGCGTCGGTGGCGGTGGCAGCGTCGGTGGCGCCAACGGCGGTCTATCTCGAGAGAAACAAGAGGAGTTATTTATCGTAGATTTATTTCAACATATTAACACACTTGGCAATTATTCTGACTCGGATTGGTTTATCGTACTTTCGCGCGCGGAACTCATTCGTTTTGTTCGTAATGTTCATGACATTTGGTATTATCGTGCAAATTTGTCACAGGATATGAAAGAACGTATATGTCCTCCGAATGGGAATCCATTTGTATTGAATAATACCCATGTTAACTTGAATGTTATTACGTTATTAACCGATCCAGAAATTCGCACCATTTGCGTCTCAATTATCGAGAGAATGGTTCGACGAGGTGTATCGCGTGAAGATCAGTGTCTAGGTGCATTTTACGTATTAGCAACTCTTACGATAGTCAGTCAGGATGCACGAAATGCGTTACCATGGTTATATGAAGCAGTTATGTAAAATAGTACGCGACCATCGATAATTGTGTGCCCGATCGTGAGACGAAAAATGCATCCAAAAACAACTTAAAAAGACATTACTCATATGTGTATAACCGATAACATGGTCAAGTCTGTTTCTTCTTCTGCTTCCTCTAGTTCTGCTGCTGTCGCCTCCGCCGCTCCTGCTGCTGTCGCTGCCCCTGCTGCCAAGGCCCCCAAGGCTCCTGCTACCCCCAAGAGTGCTGCTGCCAAGGCAGTCGAGCCCGCCCCCGTCGTGGCTGCTGCTCCCGTCGTCGTTGATGGCGCCGAGGTTTCTACCCCTGTTGCCGAGGTTGATGGCGCCGTGTCCACCGCCCTCTACGGCAGTGTTCTTACTAAGCTTCAGGGTGCACAGGCTCTTCTTGCATCTATCCGTTCCGAGGTTAATGAGCTCAAGCGCCAACACGCCCGCGAGCTTCGTGCCGCCAACAAGGCTAACAAGCGTCGCAAGACCAATGCCAACCGCGCTCCTTCCGGTTTTGTCAAGCCCACTCTCATCTCTAACGAGTTGGCCGCTTTCTTGGGCAGGCCCGAGGGAAGTGTTCTTGCCCGTACCGAGGTTACTCGCGAGGTCAATGCATACATTCGCACCCAGAAGCTGCAGGATAAGGACAATGGCCGCAAGATCAACCCCGATGCCAAGCTTCTTAAGCTTCTGAAGTTGAAGAAGGGTGAGGAGCTCACTTACTTCAACCTTCAGAAGTACATGGCTGCCCACTTCGCCAAGTCTTCCGCAGCTCCCGCTGCATCTGTCGCTGCTGCTGGTGGCGCTGCTGTCAAGGCCTAAATCGCGACTCGTAGATCATACAAAAATAAACAAATAACAAAACAAAATAAACAAAAATAACAAAACAAAACAAAACAAAACAACCAAAAATAACAAAACAAAACAACCAAAAAGAAAAGCATTCGTTGCTTCCAAGCGCATATAGTATAGTGGTAGAACGCCTCCCTTCCAAGGACGAGACTCGGGTTCGATTCCCGATGTGCGTATGTTTTAGAAATGAATATAGTGTTTTATATTCATTTCCGCTCTTTTATGTCTATAAAATTCAAATACTATTATTCATCACTGTTTCTCCTGCTGCTGCCGCTCTTTTTCCGTTTCGATTTCTTATGCATTGTATGTAACTCTTTAAACGAGGAAACATCAACACCGTATACTTCTTTCGCAATAATACCGGCCTGTTGTTCCGGTGTTTCAACTCCAACGCCATATAGAGGCGATGATGATGATGACGATAACGATGATTTACCCGATGAAAGTGATTTCATGATACTTTCGTCACTGGGCGATGCGTCAATAAAGATGAAATCCTCTTTTGTCATTATTTCAACGATCCGCTTTTTTTGGATATTATCGCGATTCAGCACCACGAGTTGCTTGTATTGCGTCCCAGATGAGATTGCATTGACATCAAACATCGCCTCATTGGATAAATATGTGATTGCACTTACCGTTTGAGTCTCAAGATCTTCTGGTCGTTTTTTATGCGAACGTTGCTGTTCAGCGTACCAATCGTAAAATCCACCACCGCTGTCATGATATTTCTCTTTTTCTTTCGCGGAAAGCGTCTTAAATTTGGTCAATTGTTTAAATACTGAGTCGGGCGAGTGTGCTGTGTGTGACGGAGATATATGCGAATAATCCGTCCCACATACGACACACATCATTTTAAATTCCTGCTGTGTCAATGCAAGTGGTTTTAATATTTCGTTAGTGTTATATGACAACACGGAGTGGTTCAGTAAACTTATATTTCTAAGCACGACAGGACAACCATAGACAAACATATCTGTATCATCACTCATACATGCATCCACTCGCCTTTTCAAGGAGAGATTCGCGCATAATGCATCAGCTTCGCCCTCTGCGTCGATTGTGGCAAACCCGAAACTCACAAGCAGTTCTTTCACGTTCGCAATATCACAATCGCGCAAACGTACAAATTGTTTCTTAAGTTCGCGCATTGTTTCTGTGATATCATCCATATCAGTTGTCGTTATTGCGGACGGACTACTCGCAGCCTCGTCTTTTTTCTCTTTAACGAGTTTTGCCAGAGAGTCGTATTGTCTTTTTGCTTCTTCTTTCTTCCTTCGTCGTAGTTCGATCAGCTCTGTTTTTTGAGGAGGAGGAGGACCATCAAACACGAAAACTGCATGAATATTATAATGCCGAAAAACCGATCCCATCAAGTACATATTTTCGAGTAAAGCTCCTTCGCCCGAATAACGATACATATAAATACTAGTATCCACCGCAATTCTCTTTCCGGCAAATTCTCTCAGATGAAGGCGGGATGATGCATTGGCGCATCGATTTTGTATAAAACGATTCAAATACCGGATACCCATTTTCTTTTTATGGTTAACTACTCCTACCATAAAAAAACATTATTACATTCAATTTTATTCCATTGTTGGGTTTCTCCCACATATTACACATGGTTATTGATTGTGCAGGGGATATTTTAGATGTGTCGCACTTCTTCTTCTTCTTCATCACTAAAGACAGTATTCTCGTCAATTATGATGACGTGATCATCTCGTTCTGCTGCTGCCGCCGCTGCCGCTGTCACTGCCACGTCTTGTTCCGTATATTCATTTACGATCATCTGGATCGCGTCAGGTGCGCTGTCAGGTGCGGCGGCGGCGGTATCGGGGGTGGTATCAGTGACAGTAATGGGTGCAACCACGACAACGTGATCTTGTTTCTTGTGTCGGTTCATCCTGCGCTTGACATGGTCTTTCAGATCATAATAATCGCGATCCATTTCACGATACACGTCGTCTTTCAATTCAACCATATCTTCCTTTAACTCGTAGACATCATTGCTCGATTGAGCCACTTCTTCCTTCAAGAATTCAACTGTCTCTTTGGTATCCGACAATTCAGCATCCACCATTCCGATACTTTGTTTCAGCGTCTGGCAGGTCTCGTGCAATTGCTTAACATCCTCCACCGTTCCGAAATAACGATGTGAATGGTATTGATTGGAACGAGTAATGAGCTCTGTCAACTCGTCGTTTACACTTTGAACCAATTGAGCACTGGTCTTGCTTTCAAACTCAACCTCGCGTGAGATCGCATGGGCAAACTCCTCACGCAAATCACCTGCGCTTTGATAGATTCTCTGCTCGGCGCGAGTGTTGGCTTCGTGGATTTGTCTCATCATGATTTCTTCGTAGTCCTTTACGCGATCATTCAGGCACTCCGTAGTATGAATAGCCGCCTCTAATTTCGCCATCAAGTCATTTTCGCGTTGTACAAACAGATCGTAATCACTGTCGTATGTATCATGTAATTCACTGAGTTCTTTACGGAGTTCCGTATTTTCACTCTCTATTTTCTGGATTCTTGTGTTGAACTCTCCGCGAAGCTTGTCAACATACGCGAAGATCTCATTGTCAGCATTATAGCTTCCATACGATACGGTCTCACGAACCTTCTCGCATTTCTTATTCACATATTTTCTCAGTTTTCGGACATGCTTGGAAAGCACATTGTTTTCAGTGATGTCGGTTTGAACTTGGGTAAGATCGGCCCTGACATCCTGCAGTTCTTGATACATTTCATCAGATCCACGTGTCAGGGTTGACACACTCTCTTTCATATTCTCTTCGTTTTGTTCGCACTTTACAAACAATGCAGCTACATTCGTCCAGAGCATCGTTTTCTCAGCAGAATCATCCTGCGATGCCGAGACCGGCGCTGCGATTGGAATCAATGACGGCATCTCTTGTTGAGAGTGCAGGTGGGATTGTGAAATATAATTTTTGGGGTTATCCACAGATAGGGATACCAATCTTCCACTAGAGGTTTGAGGAACAGGACGTGACGACGACGACGACGACAATGAGGGTGACATTACGTAATAGCGTAGATAGAATCAATGATATATATTACAACAACATCGATTTATATTCAATTTTTACGCGAGTATTACTCAAATACTATTCATTATTCCATCGTCATTCGCATCGTTTTTGTGGTGATTCCCGCATTCACGTTTGTTTTTGCATGCATATTTTCAATAAAAGCAACTACACTCAACATGACTGGATCTCTCGCCATTTTTGAAATAAACTCCACAAATGTAGGAAGAGCTCCTTTATTTCGAGAAAATCGAATCGCGCCAACGCGTCCCTTACCGTGATTATGTTCACAGCACCACGAGATAAATGGAAGAGAATATACCGAGAGAATTCCGCCTAGAATGTAATATGCGTATACATTTGTATCTTCTGCGTATCGTTTTCGACACACCTCCATATTTTCGGACGATTGAATCGTGATATTCGCATATTTAAGACCCATAATTTCGAGTACCTTTACAGCTTGATATGCATAAAAAATAGCATTGACTGTCAATTTCTCTCGCACAGTTCGAATGAAATGCGCCTGTGTCATCTGCGACGGTGCGTTCGGTAGATCTTCTTGAAAATAGGTATTGAACATCGTGTTTATCATTCGCGCCCATGTTTCAGTATACGTTTCAAATAATAATATATCATCATGGGGAATACAAAAAGTCTGCCGAAGCTGTTCATTTGCTGCACGTAAATCCTGGTCAATGAAATCCATATTGAAATTATGCATCGACTCATGAATAAACACTTTGAACCATTCTTCCGTGCGATATACAACAATCTCTCCGTGAGTCTCGCAATTTCGAGTGAGTCCAGTATTTACGTGGATCGCCGAGAGAATTGCATTATCGCCGCTTGCGTGTGGCGCTGGCCGCTGTTTTTTGAATGGTGTCATATAAAAATAGATATTGAGGCTTTCCTTAGAACAATCTTGATCCGACAGACTTGTAACAATCGAGAGCCATGTAAATACTTTGTATGCGTAAACTTGATACATTGCAATCTCTGAAGCGCACAAATACGACGACGAAGATGAATCTACTACGGATGACGACCATTTATTATTTCTACTACATATTGAAAAATTGGATTCAGGAAACGTTATAAAATGAACTGTGATTGCGCGATCATGAATGTTTGTTTGAAACCGAATACAAAATTCGGATTTCTCTCGAATATACTCGTACACCTTATACGGAATATAATTGTCACCATCACTATTACTCGCATGATTTCGTCGTATGTCATAAGTTCTCTGTAATTCAGCAAGGATGCGTGGATGTGGAAGGTCATTCGCTGAATTTTTAATTTCGGTAATATGGTACGCTAATTTTGTTCGTTCATCAATCATGGTGTGATTCAGTTTGCCAGGTCGTGATTCTGCAGGAAACTTTCGATAGATTTCATATTCTGCATTTCGTATTTTTTCATAAAACTTTTTGAAGAAATCGTTTGTATTGTCCTTATTTTCGATAATATGTGAACGAATTGTACGAGGCAATTGTGCATGGTATTCTCTTGTAATGTCTTGGATTGTTTTTTGAATTCCATTTGTATCTTTTTGAATATCTTCTTCTATCCACATCTTGTTTTGTATGATACTTGTGTATTATATATTTATTATAAATATCTATATAATATACTTAAAACCTCTAATGTTTCATCTCATTTTTAAGAAATACTTCAAGCCTGGAACTCTTCATATTTTCGTCTTTTCATTTCTCGTATTTATTGTATTAAATGTCATCGAAAATGTGTTTCATTATAATATTGGTAAATATCACGAAGGAAACTGCCACGGCGGCCACAACGACGATGGCAGCAATGGAACCGACCACAATGTAGCTGGTTATCATTTTACAAACCCATCAAATATGGACTGGGTGCGTATTATAGTAATTATGGTTATTTTTGCAGTTCTTCAAGGGTTCTTCACGAGCTATTTAAGTGTGTGCTAACGCGCACCACCCACTGCCCCTGTGCGTAATTTATGACGAACGCGCATAAGGTTATGATATATTTCTGGTCTAGCGCCACGTTGATAATGAACCAGTTTCGCATTTCGTGTAGCTAGAAGTAGGTCTTTCAAGTTCTTATTCTGAGAGAATTTTGCAAACATCGCATTCTCCATCTCACGTTCACTACGCCCATGATTGAAAAAATCGGGGTCGATCGTCATACGCGAGGGTCGAATAATGGTACTATGATTCAGTTTTCCGCTTTTACTGCCAGCGGCTTTTGCAAGAACAGGGTCTGATGATATTTCAGACCTCGAATCCAGTGAGAATTTCAAGTAAAACTCGCGATTATTATTCTTGAATTTGCTGCCTTGATAATAATGCTCTACACTCTGCCATGTATGACTATCTAACATAAACGGTTCATTCCAGAAATTCGATAATTTACGCCGCCAGTTGTCAAATGTCGCCAACTTGTGAAAATGGATCTTCTCCGTTTCGGGGATTTTCTCACTTGAACCACATCCAGGAAGTGCGTTCGGATTAGATTTCGCGTAAAACTGGAATACAATATCGGGGGTGTATAAATGCGCGCCATTTCTCATTCCAGCAGCTGCTGCACCATTTCCCGAATGTACTTCCTCCAATAAATCATCCAAGTTCTCGTTCGGTATTTCATCCACACGTATTCCGAGCTCGCGCTGGAATAGTTTAAATTGCGGAATTGCGCTATAACCGCATATTTGGTTTTCCAAGCATTTTGTAGTAACAAGTAGTTTAATATCATACGGGAGTTCCGAGAATGCAAGTACGCCGTGTGTTTTATAGGTGATCAATGTGTAATTTGCCGCTTTGGAATCCGGAAGATTGTTGCGGCGTGGACTACGACTACGAGTACGAGTATTACTACGATCACGACCACCAGACATAATATCCGTTGTATTGGATACTGCGCTCGTAAGCGATATGCCTTTCCCAATTAAAATATAAGCAGTAGGTTCAAATACAGTACACTTGGTACCTGCGATGGCGGCGGCCTCATGTCCACCCACACCATTATCACACAGTAACACATTATCAATATCACCTGCATCATATGCATCCCGTGAAAACATAATGAATTTCATATTAAGTACGCGTTCCATTGTAGAGATTGCCCATCCATCAGGCCAGTAGAGCGACGTCATCATTCGTTCTTTTAGTTGTTGGGTAGATCGCACTTCACGCATATAATCGTATTGTGACGAGAGAATCTTCGTATATTTCATTTCATCATGTTTCAGATTGTGTTCTATGGCAAGTTTCTTCGCGCCAGCAATCATAAGTTGTTGTTGGGCGCGGTCATGAATGGTGGAAATCCGCCGCTTATAATCGTTATAATTGGAGACAAGTTCTTTCGTCTCTCTTGTCTGTGTTCGTGTAAGAGCGTGATACATTCCAAATTTCTCTCGGTATGCGCGAAATACTTCGTCTGTTACTTCATCGGATAGTTGTTTTCGCAACTCTAGGATCGTTGTTGTGCGTCCTTGTGTAAGAAGTGCATCGCGAATCACCGCAAAGAATCCGTCACTCCCACCCTCATTGTCTATGAAATTGAAATACTTATTCCTGAGATATTTTTGAATCCAGAGATCGCTTGCTGGGTTGGGTTTATATTGACGGCGTTCCAATTCGGATTGTTCTTTGGTTTGAAGAGGGAGAATGGATGCGCCAGATAATAGGTGTTTTTGACGTGCATCTAGACCGAATAATTGATCGGCGCTTACGTCGTTACTATCGTCATCACTACTGTCACCATCTGCATCTGTGATATTGTCTCGGGCCGATCCAGGGGGAGGCACTGGAGGTTTTCCGAGAGATTTCTTGATTTCATTCACTTCGGCTGCTTTTTTCTTTGGATCAATGGTGGCAGCGGCGCCTGATTCCGTATTGACAATCCCACCTTTCGCACGTGATTTCCGTAATAACTCCGTATTTACAAACCCGTATAACAGAGGCGTCAATTTATGTATATCAAGGTCGCCCGATTCATCCATTTTAATTTGGCCAGATTGCATTTCATACACGCCAATCTGTTTCATAAACTCCATTTCAGCATTGAATAAATAAATGGGTGCATATACCACATTATACCGTTTCGCAAAATGGTAGTTTAATTGCCCTAGACCTATAATCACTTTTTGTGGGTCGCGTAATAACTGAAGCTGGAATAATGGTGTATTATATTTGAAGTCTTCTTCTTCTAAATGTGAGTATTCATGGTAATTTATATTCGGATTAAGTTTAGATTTTACCATTATTGCGTGGTATTCTATATTATAGGATTGTAATTATTATATACGAATAAATAATAATTACACGT